ATGGCAATGACGACATGCAGGAAGTGTGGTAGCAAAGTGGAACGTAAGGCAAAAAAATGCCCATATTGTGATTCAAAGAGACCTGGTGAACGATGGTGGCATGTAGTCGGCGGTCTTGTCGTTTTACTTATTGCTGTACCTAGTGCAATTAAATCTTGCTCTGACCAACCTGAATCTAAGGCCGGTACGACTGAAAACGTTGCTCAATATACGGATACAACTCTTAAGCAGTGGAGAAAGCTGGGAAAAGACGAACGCTTAAAATTTATTGATGGTTACTTAACTCAGGCCAACATTCCTCTATCAGCCTCTGGTGATTTCTACAATTGCATTAGTCAGCATTCGTTTACCAAAGATGATAACGTTAAATCCAAAGAGGCCCTCGACTGGTGCAAACAGGATTATGGTAGAGATCCATCATTGCTCGCTAACATGGTGAATTTTGATACCTTCATGGGTAACGTTAGGTCATTCGATAGTTCGTATCGCCCATTAACATCTGCTATTAAAGACAATATGAATGACCCATCCTCATTCAAGCACATAGAGACTAATTATCGGTTTGTTCTATCTGGATCTGCACCATATGCTGTGGTCACAACAACCTACCAAGGCAGCAATGCTTATGGGGCAACAGTTAAAGATAGCGCATCGGCTAAAGTTGATTTAAATACAGGTAATATTGTTGAGTACCATCAATAAAAAAATAAGCCCCGCAATTATCTGTGGGGCTTTGTTTTATATCGCCAGATTCAGTTGATCCCGACCGCGATGTGATGGCGGAAATGCATCATGAGGAATGAAGCTATCGGGCAGTGGATTTTCTTTCTGTCGCCGGGTCAGGCGCTCCACGCTTTCCAGCGTGGAAAATCCAACTCCACATTCCAGGCTATTGCACTGATAAAACTTGCGCCGGACGGTGTTGGTGTCATTCATTGGTGAACTGGTTCTGATACGGGCTGACGCACCGCAAATTGGACATCTGAACATAATGGCTCCCCCACGGGAGTTGAACTCCCGGCCATTGTATTCTGCTTATTCAGTTTCGGCTATCCATTCGGGTATTTTGGCTTCCAGATCCAGCTGCGTGGTAAATCCGCCGCTGTCGTCAATCACATGCTCCGCTTTTGCAATTATCCAGTCCTGGTTGTCTATTTCCGCTTTAAATCCCGACACGGTGCCGTGCATTTCCGGGTAGAGGTCAGCGCGTCCACGCGCCAGGGTGATCGAGAATTCCGCCGCCCCGCGCTGGAGCTGCTGCCACTTAGCCGCAGCGGCGCGCTTTGCTGCCTCTTCATTCTGGTAAGTTTTCCGCAGGACATACACGTTGCCTTCGGCCCCTTCCATGTAGTCACCTTCGCGACTGCTGCTTTTTTCTTTTTTTGCCTTTGACGGCTTGCGGCGTTTAACGCTTACCTTTTTCTTTTTGCCAAAATTCAGATCCAGCCAGTAGGCCTGTACGCCGGTATATGCCTGCCTGTCAGCAATGCGGAACCTGTGCCGGTCTCCGTGGCTGCGCGTCAGCGCGAAGGATGGCAACGCCTTACCGTCTGCCGTTACGCCGCCGCCCGGTTGGATAAATAACAGATAGCCATTTTTGACGGTGGCAATGGCTCCCAGCATGTCGGCCATCCTCGTTAAAAATGACATGTCGCTTTCTTCAGTCTGGTCAGCGTGGTCAATTTCGATATTCATCAGCATTTCACTGATTTGTGCCTTCAGCTTATAGCGACTGGCAATCGCAGAAACGACGCGTTCTACCGTCACGTCATGCCATGAGACTTCGCGCTTGACGTTAAATTCCTCCCGAAAGTCGGCGCTGCTGGCGGTAATTTGCAGCATATCGGGCGGGCCTTCGTGGGATATTTCATCCACGGTATAAAGCCCCTTGTATATCAACGGCTCACCCTTCCAGCCCATCGATAAAGCCAGTTGCGTGCCGCGCGGCGGCAGCTTAACCATGCCGTCCGCATCATCCACGCTGATGGTTATCTGGTCGGCCTCAAACCCCCGGTTATCGGTCATCGATACCGACATGATCCGGTCATTCAGGTCAGACAGTATTTCGCCCCCTGCGGTGATGCTGTAATCGGGGATCTTTATCGCATCGTCCAGGTTGTCCAGCCAGCTGTTGATTTTCAGATTGAGTGTGTCGGTCAGTGTCATAGCGCCTCCGTTGTTCCGCATGATTTCACGCGCGCGCGGGAAGCGATAACCCCTTTTTGTTGTGGGCTGACGGTCAGAATCCTTAATGCGTGAAGTGGTCTGGTGCATGGGGGATTATGGCTGCGAACTCAAACAACATAATGGTGGAAAACATGAGCGAAGCGCGTTTCCACGGTGCCCGCGTCAGAGAAAATACCGATCTGGTAACAGCCATTGATGACATTGATTCCAGTGTTATCGGGATTGTTGCTGTGGCGGATGATGCTGACGCTGACACCTTCCCCCTGAATAAACCCGTTCTTCTTCATCGGGTCAACGACGTGCTGGGCCTGACGGGTAAGACCGGCACACTATACAAGAGCCTGAAAGCAGTTGCCGACCAGGTCAGCACAAAAGTCATCGTCGTGCGTGTCGCACAAGCGGAAGACGGTGAAGGTAAAAAAACGCAGTCGCAGCTGGTGATCGGCGGTACTGAATCCGATGGGACTTATACCGGGATGTATGCCTTTCTGGTAGCGGAACAGGATGAGCGTATCGGATATCGTCCACGAATTCTGTCAGCGCCCGATCTCGATACGGAAGAGGTGACATCTTCACTGTGTGTGATTGCTGAGAAGCTGCGTGCCTTTGTGTATGCCGGGTGCAACGGCTGTGAAACGATGGCGGATGCTATCGCCTACCGCGCTACCTTCGCGTACCGCGAACTGATGCTTATCTGGCCTGACTTTATCGCCTATAACCCGGTATCCGGTAAAAACGAAGTCTTCCCGGCTCCGGCGTATGCCTGCGGCCTGCGTGCGCAAATCGATCACACGCAGGGCTGGCACAAGTCGCTGTCAAACGTCCCGGTAAAAAATGTGCTGGGAATTTCAAAACAGGTGTTCTGGTCGCTTCAGGCTGAAGACAGCGACGCCAACGCGCTGAACAACAAAGAAATCACCACGCTGATTAAGCGTAATGGTTTCCGTTTCTGGGGCAACCGCACGCCGGATACCAAAGACTATACCTTTGAAGTCTACACCCGCACCGCGCAGGTGCTGGCAGACAGCATTGCAGAAGCCCAGTTTGAAGACATTGACGAACCGCTCACCCCAGCGAACGTGAAAGACGTTATCAGCGGCATCCGCGCGAAGCTGGACAAGCTGGTTACGTCCGGGCGTCTTATCGGTGCTGAATGCTGGTATGACGTGGTGGACAACAACACCACTGAACTTCGTCAGGGGCGGGTGCGTGTTCGCTACAAATATACACCAGTGCCTCCGCTGGAAGATCTGACACTGCATCAGACATTCACTGATGAATTCTTTGGACCTGCATTCGCTTCTCTGGGAGGTGCGTAAATGGCTGTTCCTCATAAACTCCGCCTGTTCACCTGCTTTGTTAACGGCGATAACCAGATCGGGAAAGTCACCTCGTTTACCCGCCCGAAACTCAGCCGCAAGCTGGAAGACTACCAGGGCGGCGGCATGATTGGATCCGTTGGTGTGGATCTCGGGCTGGATACCGGGGCGCTGGATTCTTCTATCGAATTTGGCGGTGTGATTAAAGCGCTTTTTCTTGAATATGGCGCGGATATTGACGGCACCCGACTGCGTTTCGCCGGTGAATACTACACCGATGGCGACAGCCAGCTTGTTGAAGTAGAGCTTCGCGGACGCTTTACCGAACTTGACGGCGGCGACAGCAAGCAGGGGGAAAACACCGTCGAGAAATACACGTTCAAATCGACGTATTACAAATTCTCCATCGACGATAAGCCGATTATTGAGATTGACCTGCTGAACTTTATCTACAAGAAAGACGGCAAGAATATCTACCCTGACCGCATCACGTCCGCCCTGGGAATGGGCTGATAATCAACCCTGACGGTGGCACATTTTTGTGCCGCCCGGAGACTCAACGATGAAAAAAAATGATACAGCATCAGTAACGACTGAAGGTGGCGTAACGCTGGCCCAGCCGATTGTACGCAGCGAAGAGACGATCACTTACGTGGAGATTGGCGAGGAAATTAAACAGTCTGGTTCACTGCGTGGTCTGTCGCTCTCGGATGTGCTCAACATGAAAACAGACACACTGGTGACGTTGTTCACGCGCGTGACTTCGCCACGTCTTAAAGAAAGCGAAATTAAAAAGATGGCCACCGCTGATTTTATCGCGCTCTCTCAGGCGATCGTGCCTTTTTTGGTTCCTACGGGCTCTGGAGCACAGAGCGAGCCGGAGACGGAAGCACTGTAACGGTGGTGAAATTCGACCAGATTGAAGAGCTGGTCGCCGATATTGCCGTTGTTTTTAACTGGTCGCGCGCCGATATCTACATGATGGATCCGGGTGAGGTTATCACCTGGCGCGAACGGGCCGCGCGACGTAGCGGAGCCCGTGAAGATGAAGACACTTGATATCCGTATCGCCTTCAGCGCGATCGATAAACTGACCCGACCTGTTGAGACCGCCCGCCAGAGTGTGGGCGGTCTCTCTGATTCCCTCAAAAAAACGCAGACCGATATTAAATCGCTGGGGACGCAGTCAAAAGCGTTTGCCCGCCTGCGCGAGAATTTCACCAAAACCACCGAAAAGATCCAGACGACGCAGCGAGAGCTGAACGGCCTCCGGCAGGCACAGCAGGCCGGGAACGTGATGACGGACAAACAGCGCGAACACATGGCAATGCTGACGGCAAAGCTGAATCGCCTGAATGAAGTACGCACCCGTGAGAAAGAGAAGCTGCGCGAGGCGACGGCTGTGATGGTCAGGCATGGCATCACGCTGTCCGGCAGTGATCGAACCATCCAAAGCGCCATACGGCGTACCGAACAGTACAACCAGACGCTGGAGCGCGAACGGCAGATGCTGGCGCGAGTGACACAGGCGCGTGCACGCTATGACCATGCTCAGCAGATGGCCGGTAAGTTGCGCGGCGGTGGTGCGGTTGCCATGGGGGCCGCTACCGTTGCCGGTTATGGTGCCGGTCGCTTTCTTGCCCCGGCTGTAGGGTTTGACAGGGAAGTTTCCCGCGTCGGGGCGCTGACGCGTCTCGATAAAACCGATCCACAATTTGCCGCGCTCCGTGAACAGGCTAAAAAACTGGGGGCAGAAACGCAGTTCAATTCCCGTGATGCGGCCAGCGGTCAGGCATTTCTCGCAATGGCCGGATTCACGCCACAGGCCATACAGGCTGCGTTACCCGGCGTTCTAAACATGGCGCTGGCCGGTGGGATGGAGCTGGGCGAAAGTGCCGATATCGGCTCAAACATTCTGTCGCAGTTCAAACTGGATCCGAAAGAGATGGACAGGGTCAGTGACGTGCTGACGGCGGCGTTTACGCGTACCAACACCGACCTGGCAAACATTGGTGAGGCGATGAAATACGCCGGAACAGGGATGGCCGGGCTGGGTGTCAGCGTTGAGCAGACCACTGCGATGATCGGCGTGATGGCTAACGTGGGGTTGCGTGGCAGCATCGCCGGTACGGGTTTGCAGTCCACGTTCTCCCGTATGGCTGCGCCAACGGGCAAAGCCAAAGATGCACTCAAAGAACTCGGGGTCAGCGTTGCAGACGCAACCGGGAAAATGCGACCGGCTGAAGTTGTCCTTGCTGATGTTTATAAGGCCGTCAGTAAGTACGGTGATGTGGACAGACTTTCGTTCTTCAAAGACATTGCCGGTGAGGAAGCTGCCAAATCCTTCCAGGCTCTGGTGCAATCAGCGGGTAGTGGTGAGCTGCAAAAGCTGCTGGCTGAGCTGAAAAAAGCGCAGGGCGAATCTGCCACGGTCGCGAGAAAGATGGCGGATAACCTTGATGGCGATCTGAAGAACCTCGACAGCGCATGGGAAGGCTTTCGCATCCAGATTGAAGAGCTGCTTGACGGGCCACTTCGTGGACTGGTTCAGAGGATCAGCGATGTTGTCGGGGCAATGACGACCTGGGCAAAAGAAAATCCCCGGTTAACGCAGACATTACTGATTATCGGCGGCAGTGCGCTGGCCTTTACGGCCATCATCGGTGGATTGTCTCTGGTTGTCGGGGTATTGCTGGGGCCAATAGCAAAACTGCAACTTGGCTTTGCGTTGCTGACCGGAACAAAAGGACTCGGTCGGGCCATCCCGATGTTTGCTCAGTTGCGCGCGCTTATTGGCGGGCCGATGGGAAGCATCAAAGGCTGGCCCGCTGCATTCTCTTCAATGGCGAGAGGGGCGGGCAGGCTGACGGGTATTTTTGGCCCTCTGAGAGGGATGTTGCTGGCGGTATTTGCCTCACCTGGTGCCGCGCTGGGCTCTCTTGTACGTGGTATCGCGATGCTGGCGCTTCGCCTTACCGGTCTCCCTGTGTTGTGGGGAATGATCACCGGTGCTGTGTCGGTGCTTGGCGGCGCGCTGTCGCTGTTACTGAGTCCGATAGGTCTGGTCGGCGCGGCATTTGTCGCTGCTGGCCTGCTTATCTGGAAATACTGGGAGCCCATCAAAGCATTTTTTGCCGGTGTGTTCAGCGGCATTATGGAAAGGCTGGCACCGCTCCGGGAGTCTTTTGCGCAGTTCAGCCCGTTGTTTGACGCAATCAGCAATGGCATCAGTCAGGTGTGGAGCTGGTTTAAAGAACTCCTTACCCCGATGGAGTCCAGCAAAGAGACGCTTGATAAATGCGCCAGCGCCGGGGAAATCTTTGGCAACGTGCTTGGCGGTGCGCTGCAACTGGTGCTGACTCCGGCCAAAGCCCTTCTTGATGCACTTGCCTGGATACTGGAAAAGTTGGGTGTTTTACCCGATGAGGCCGAAAAGGCCAGAAAGAAGATCGAGGACGCGCAGCGCACGGCCTTACTACAAGATAAGGTCGCGCTTCTACAGGGTGATATTGCGAAAGTAGCACCCAAAAAAGTAGAAACAGACACGGTCACACCGCCTGTCGGAAGCACCCCGCTTGGCGGTGATAATGGCACTCAGCGGCGACTCCAGAAAATATCCGATAACACGGGCGGCATGCTTCAGGAGACGAAAAAACGGATTGGCCCCGGTGATATCGTCTTCAAAAATCTACCCCGCGCCCTGGCAGTACGTGGTGAATGGCAGGAGTCAAAGCTTGCGCGAACCTCTGCCGCTATAGCTCCGCCGCTTGCTCCGGTTGTTGCAGCGGCAGCGGCACCTGTTGTGCAGGCCATGTTACCCCCGGTCAGACGCCCAGGCGACAGCGCCAGAAATGACAGTGCTGCAGGTGGGTTTAAAGGTGAAATTCACGTACATCTGCACAACGTGGTGACGCAGAATCCCCGCGAGCTGGCTAAGACTGTAGGGGAAATGGTTAAGGCAGAATTAGACCGACTGACCCGCGCAGGTCGCGGCAGTTTCCGGGATACAGATTAGGTGAACAGGTGACGTTATGATGATGGTTTACGGTATGTTTGTGTTTGAGCTGAAGACGCTACCCCATCAGCAGCTACAGCAAAATAAATCCTGGCGGCACGTCAAAAACGAGCGAATCAACCGTTCGGCAAGCTGGCAGTACATTGGGGCCGGTGAAGATCAGATCACGCTTTCCGGCGTGCTTTATCCAGAAATTACTGGCGGCGAGGTTTCGCTGACAGTGTTGACCACGCAGGCCTATACCGGACGCCCCTGGCCTTTGATTGATGGCACGGGGCAGATTTACGGGATGTATGTTATCACCGGCTTGCAAACCACCCGATCGGAACTGGACCGTTACGGTAAGGCGAAAAAAATAGAGTTCTCAATCAGTTTTCAGCGTTGTGATGAAGACCTTCGCGAACGGCTTCAGTCTTCCTCTGTCGGTGATCTGTTGACCGGGCTGAAGGATGGTGCCAACACTGCGTATAACTCGATAAACAGCACGCTGTCCGGGTTGGTGTAGCGCTGCGTAGTATTGAGTATAGTCAAATCAGGAGGTGCATTTTACTGACCTCCTGACGCCGGAAACCGCTTATACAGAGTAGAAATACCTACATCAAATATCATAGCCACGCGCTGCCGTGGCTCTCCAGCAGCGAGCAATCGTCCGGCCTGCGCCCATTCTTCGGGTGTCAGTTTTGGTCGGCGACCACCAATGCGCCCCTGTTCTCGTGCTGCCGCTAACCCGGCGCACGTCCGTTCTACAATCAATTCCCTTTCCATTTCGGCCAGTGCGCCCATGACGTGAAAGAAAAAACGCCCCATAGGGGTAGAGGTATCAATACTGTCTGTCAGGCTACGAAAATTAATACCACGCTGGCGCAATTCCTCGATCAGAATGACAAGATGGCGCATGCTCCTTCCCAGTCTGTCCAGCTTCCAGACTATCAGCGTGTCACCTTCCTGAAGCGTTTTTAGCAACCTTTTTAATCCAGGTCTTTCCGCTTTAGTACCGCTTATTTTATCTTCAAAAATTTGCTCACACCCTGCGCTTTCCAGCGCATTTATTTGCAGCATAGTGTTCTGGTCATTTGTTGATACCCGTACATATCCAATCAGCATAGAAAATCACTCCACCTGTAAACGCATTAGCGGCCCGCATTGTATCGAGCAACGTCATTTCTGGCTGTACTGCAGAAAATGGCCAACATAGTCAGAAGTGGTGGTGTCTTCCGGAAAACGTTCAATTGGGAGAAGCGGCGAAACGGGATGTTGGCTCAGGGGCGGGACAAGTTCCTGATATGATTAGTTTTCAGTCAGGTGGCGGGTGGTTTAAGTTGCCGAGTGGATATGTTATTCAGGCTTTCGAGGCGTCTTTTGATTCTAACGGGCTATATATCAATTTCCCTATACCATTTCCGAGTAGCGTTATTGCTATTGTGCCAGGCGTTTTAATGTCAACGACTGCCTCTCCATCACAACAATTTCCATCAATACAACGTGACGTCAATGATTTGACCCGTTTTTTTGCTAAATACAATATGGGTGGAATGAATGCTTCATATTTTATTGCTATAGGAAAATAACCATGTATTTATTTTCGCCAAGCACATTGGGTTTTTATCCAATCGAGATGAAAGAAGAATACCTTACCAATGGTTCATTACCATCTGATGTTATAGAGGTTTCTGATAGCGTCAGAAATGAATATAACTTTGCGCCACCTGAAGGCAAACAGCTAAGTTCCAGCCAAAATATGCCAGTCTGGATTGATATTCCTCCGGCGACACGTGAAGAGTTAATTGCTGATGCAGAGCGAGAAAAACTACGTTTAAAGGCCGTAGCGGATGATGAAATTAGTTGGCGTCAGGATGCCGTTGATGCAGGGATAGCGACGGCAGAGGAAACCGCCGCGCTATCTGAATGGAAAAAATACCGTGTGATGTTGATGCGCGTTGATACAGCAAAACCAGTATGGCCTACGCCTCCGGGAGAACAGGCCAGCTAACATGCTCAGGGTCGGTTGTTACATCAACCGACTTAACCTCATTTTTATAGGCCAGCCACGCCGACAATTTAGCTCTGTTGGCGTCGCTGATTTCACCGAGCATCAGTTCCGTGCGCCAGTCGAGCATTACAGCATCGGCATGTTTTAGCAGTCGCTGACGCTCATTCTCTGCCTGCATAATAGCCGACTCATGCTGCGCTTCGGTATCGGTTACCCACTGCATGCCATCCCATTCATCAAAAGGTGTAGAAGGAGGCATGGTGGTAAAGTCAGACTTAATTTCACCGATATAATCAATGATTGAAGCACGACCATCATTCGTTGACCAGACGGTTTGTCCGCGATGGTCTTCCTGTTGTTGCCAGCCATCTTGTGAAAATACGGCAACTTTGTCCGCTATTTCATCGCCGGGATCAATATCGGTTGAATTATCCGGCATACTGACGCCGATATTAATGAATTCATCTGACCATCCTGTATATTCCAGAGTTAAAGAATCGTAATAAAAACAGCGAATTTCGCCAGCCTCAATAGCTAATCCTGCCTCATCAAATACTGGTTTCATTATTTAGCCCTTACAAGAAAGTTAAATGCAATGTTACGTGGCCTTGTCTCTGCTGATGTTCTGGCGTTCCTGGATAAATCAAATGTCACACCATAGTAACCAAATGCATTACCAACTGATGTAGCGGCATATTTAACCCCAGAACCAGAATCAACATTAAAAACTCCAGATGCTAAGGAAGCAGATCCCATAGTGTTATCAGACAGAGAACCCGTAACATTTTGCATAGCGTCAAGTTGTTCGCTTAATAAAGCGCGTCCACTATCAACACCGCGTCCGTCATCCCAGATACGCGGGAAGTCACCGCGCGCTTCCGGCAACTTTAATGATGGAATGACCAGTGCCAGTTTGGGGTATGTTGTTGCTGAAAAAGTCGCGCCGTTGAATTTCAGAAACACCATGTCTGCCCATTCATCCATGACCGTATTCGGCATTGCAGAGGACGGCCAGAAGAACGGAATTCCGATGGCGGGCGCGCCTGCTCCCAAACGAAGGTTTTGTAGAAACTTCGCCACGTCAGGAATATCCGCGCCGTTTTGGTTTTTCTGCATCGCACCGGCGATACGCGCATCATCACCCGCTGCAACGGTATTGGCAGTTGTACCGGTGTTTTTCGTCGAGCTATCACCCAGTTGCAGATTCTGGCGGGCCAGTGCCGGATTAGGTAAATCAGCGAGATTGCGATCTTTTGCCAGCCGCGCGCTTGCGTTATCCATCGCAATTTTTACGGCTTTCGGAGTTGCTGCCTGTGCTTCGCTGTCATCCGTCACGCTGCTGTTAAGCTGCGTAAAACCTTTTGCAGTAGTGGTTGCATCGGGATGGTTGCGCGACTGTTCGTGGGAGCGCATGAGTCCGTCAGCGTAACTCTTCACCTCAATAATTTTATTATCAACATACTGGCGCGTTGCCAGTACGACAGCCGGATCAATCTTCAGTGTTACCGCTTCGGTACTGCTGACGATCAGGATCACTCGGATGGCCTGAACGCGTCCGCTGCCTTCCTGCAACTGTGGTTTGTAGGTCTCCGCACAGTTGGCAACCGCAATCATATCGCCGTCTTTATCAAACAGACCGATTTCACGGATCCACCACCCGCCCACGTCTTCCGGTATGACCTGTTCCGCAATTATCTGACTGGGGTTTGCCGGGTCGATGGTCAGCATATTAAGCGGTGCGCGACGAATTTCATGTATCAGCGCGGTCTGGGCCGGATCAGGAGTAGGCAGTACGCCATTGCCATCGCCTACGGCCATCTGGGTGATCTCAACCTTTGTACCCAAAGCCGTGGCTTTTGCCAGTTTTGCGGCCCCGATATTGGTTAGCAGGGCAAAATATTTAGTCGCCATTTGCTGCGATCTCCACGGTATCAATAAAATGGACTGCCGCGCCGGTGTAGTCGCCACCGCTCACGGATATGGTTTCAGGAAAATAGGGGTAAACGGTTAGCGTATCGCCCGTGTAACAACCTGCACCTGCTGTGATGATGCCCTGTGTCTGCAACGACAGGGTGAGACCTGTCAGGTGACGGCTTCTGGGTTTTGCATCATCAATCAGGCGCTCAAGTTCGCGGTAGGTTTCCTCTGTGATCCCCTGTTCCTGAATGCCGATTTCAAGCCTGAAGGTGCCCGGCTCTTCGTTGCTCTGCCACCACTCGATCACCCGCAGTAAAAACCCAAAAGGCTCAACGACGCGTCTCAGCGCCGAAATCGTGCCTTTGTGACGATGAACAAGCCAGGCGGCTTTAATCACCAGTCGTTTTGTCTGTTCTGACCAGCCTTTGTCCCAGCGGTCAACTGACAGCGCCCAGGCAAGATAGGGAAGCAGGTCAACGGGGCATTCGTCCGGGCTCCACAGTTTGCGAAGGTCAACCGGAATACGGTCAAGTCGTGTGGTGACTTTCTCAACATCCCGCATGAAGCGGCTGGCGGAAGGCGGGAGCAGGCTGTTATTCATCTGTTCCCCCTACCGTGATAGTGAATGACTCGCACCGCGCAGCCTGCGTGTCGTCAATAACGATATCGCTGACAGGCTCCGGTAACTCCACGCGCTGAACGCCCTGCACATGCAGTGCCGCCATAATGGCGGAGCGGGCAACGTCACGACCTATCTTGCCTTGCTGACTTATCCACGCACGTAACGCATCCTCTGCGGCGGTGCGGATGGGTTCAGACTCCGGCCCCGGATAGAGATACAGGACGGCGTTGATGTGATAATTCACGATTTCTGCCGCCTGAACTGTCAGACGATCGGCGACCGGCCTTTTGTCATCCGCAGACAGCGCTTTATTAACGGTTGCCAGTAACGCCGGGTCTGGCGTTCCGTCTCCCTCCGTGGAAAGCACGGAGACCACGACCACGGCAGGTGACGGGCTGGTTGCTTTGGCATCAGCCACCTTACCGCTGGCACTTTTTGCAAAATACTCATATGCGCCGGTTGGTCCCGCGACGCTCAACCCTTCGAACGCACTCTGAATGCGCAGCCGGAATGCTGCGTCGCTTTCATAGACGGCCTCAGTGGTATCTGTGGCTTCCTTCGTGACCAGGCGTTGAGTGTTATTGTTAGCCCCCAGATTGTCCAGGTCGCTGAAGGTGGAATGACTCAGCATGCACGCCGCCGCCCCGTCATTTACGCGCTGCATCAGCATCATTTCCCGGTAGGCGAATACCTGGGCAATGGCGTTCAGGGGTTCAGATTCCAGCTCAAGCGCAGCGGCAACAGCAGCCTGTTGCTCCGGAGGAAATGCTGCAATCATGTCCGCTTTGACCTCAACAAGGATCTCTTCGAAGTCCAGCACCTTAATGATCTGCGGCTGCGGAAGCTGTGACAGGTCAACTGTCGGCATGGCAGCTCTCCCGTAGTGTCATCGTGACGGTGGCCGGCTGCATACTCCGGGTGATAATGCCGGAGAGTTCAGCCACAGCCCGTCCATCCTTTGACCAGCGAATATCAATGGTATTGAGTGCAATTCGGGTTTCCCAGCGCGACAGCGCGATAACGGCGGCGCTCATGCACTGAAGGCGGGTGGCATCATTCTGCGGCTCATCAATCAGGTCAGGCACCAGACTGCCGTAATCACGTCGCATCACCCGGCTGGCAAGCGGCGTGGTCAGTATGTCCTTCACTGAGTTCCACAGTTGATCGGTATCGCTCAGGGTGCCAGTGCCGTTGGGGTTCATCCCCGTGTAAGTCGCCGTCATTTTGTGCCCTCCGTCCAGCTACCGCCTCTTTGCACGCCACCGTGACCGTGGTCGTCGACCTGCACGCCGTTAGAGGTCATTTTCCCGTTGCTGTGCTCAACATTACCGCGCATCTTGCCGCCTTTCGTAACTTCAAACGTGGAGGTTTTCAGATGTTTAGTGCACTCCACAACAGGGGTATCCAGCGTGACGCTAACAGTTGCCTCAAGTTTCGCGGTTTTCATGCCGGTGGCTTCCAGCGCACTGGTGTCGGCGTCGTATCGGACAACTGCACCGTCAGGTGCCTTTATCACGATTTCTTTCAGGCTGTTGCCCGGTGCCGGGTGGTCATTGCTGTACAGGCTTCCCAGTATAATGGCGGTCTCCGGGTTGCCGCCGATACAGGCAATGGAGACCTGCTCCCCAACGGAAGGCGGGATCCAGATCTTGAATGCCCCCGCCCGTGGAGTGTTCCAGCGCAGCCAGCCCGTTTCCAGATTTCCGCTACGCACGCGGACACACCATTTTTCTTCATCAACGGCAAAAATTACGCCGGTGCGAATGATGTTTTCCAGCAGACGTATCAGTTCGGCGTTCATCGTGCGGCACTTCCCAGGCTGTTAATGGTGGCGTTGTAAATCAGATGTTCATCCACCGCAGACAGGCCCAGCAGTTCACGAACAGGGTATTTAGTCACAACACCCGGCCCGACCTGATCGCGCTCGCCGTACTGATGCACGCGGGCAATACGCGCAGCCACACCGTCATAACCCACGGTCACGCCCTGCGCATCAGGACGCATCTTCATAAACCGCAGTGTTCGCAGACGCTCAAACATCGGCGCTTTACGGGCCGTATCGCGGCGCAGCGAGCGCGTGTTAATTTCCAGATAACGATCAATATCGCTGCGGTAAAACGTGCGAATGTCATTACGTTCGGTGTCAAAGCCGGTGATAGTGCGTCCGTATTTCCCCCGCCCGCCGTGCCAGTTTTTCAGCGTCCTGGCTTCGTTATTCCAGATAAATTTAATGCCCTGCTGGGAACGAATGATCCGGCGCCTGCGTTGTGGGTAAGCGGCTCCGTCCGGGCCTTTTTGCGCCCGGATACGCTGCTGCTGGCTGCGGCGGATTTCCTGCCCGATGAGACGGGCCGAGCGAGTCCGCCCGGATGCAGAGATACCCGCAAGGATATCGCTGAATACCTTATCCAGTTCACGAAAGCGATCGTCACTCATACGGCAGTCTCCCACGTCACATCTTCAAACACGGCGTGCCAGTCTCCGCCAGATGATGGAATACGGGGTTTTGGTTCTGGCAGGTGTTCCGCGTGGACGGTTCCGTCTTCATCGCGACTGACTTTCACGCGCTCCCTGACCGGGATTTCATAAAGAATATCGGCACTGTCGTCGTCATTGATGGCGACTGAAAACTTAACATCTTTGTTATTTTCAGGGTTAAGCAGCAGGTCTGGCTGGTTGTGCCAGAGCCAGGCCATCAACGGTAAGGTGAAGTCATCGATATCGCCGGGAAAATCCATGGCGAAAAACACCAGTTTATAGCGGTAGGCAAAAGAAGGTGTTTCGCCGGTTGTCTCGATACCGCCGCTTTCCACAAATACCGTGAACTTCTCCGGGTTGGCTTTACACCAGCGGCTGGCGTTGACCATCGCTTCACGCAGTGAGTTAATTTTCAGCATGGTGGCACCTTTTTAACGTGCGAAGCGCTCAATCACGCCCGCAATGATCAGCAGATAAATAAGCGTCCAGAATGGATGCTCAGCAATAAAATCAAATAACGTCATTGTCCGGCTCCCGTGTTCTCATTCAGTCGTTTAAGGCGGCGAATATCGAGCTCACTAATCGCAGCCTTATCGGCATTACAGCTATCCAGCGCATCGCGAAGGCGATCACTCCAGTTGGCTATTCCGCCCCAGGTGACGGGGCTTGCCAGTTCCGGCTGCGGCGTCGCGGCTGTCAGGCTTTCCGGCACCGGCTCGTGCACTATCTGTACCTGTGGTACTGGCGGGGCGCTTTTGCAGGCTGTTACTGACAGCAGCAGGCACCACAGTGTTAGCGCACGTATCGTTTTTCGTTGCTTCGCGCATCTGCTCACGTCTGATTTCTCCTTGTGCATTTCGTTGCTGTTCTTCTGCCTGCCGTTGTGCCAGCAAAGCAGTGACGTCTGCTTTTATTGCCCGCAGTTCACCCATGATTTCGCCGGTACTTTTCAGCTCACGGGAAAGCTCATCATTACGAACCGAATCTTTTCCGCGCTGGTTTGTCTGCCAGAGTAAACCGCCCGTAACCAGCGCCAGCAGCAGGCAAAGTGTGATTGTCTGATTCATCGCTGTGCCTCAACATCACGCAGGCACCAGGCCTTAAAATCGGTGCGGCGGTTGAGCAATCCCTGCACACGCTTCCCGCTGCTGTTAACAAAATCGGTCAGCCTGTCGCACACAGGAGCCCACTGGTGCGCCTGTGCCAGTTTCCAGATGGTGGTGCGCTGGCGTGTTCCATTTTTGTCTTTGAACCACATCAGGCCAGAACAGCCCAGGTTATAGGCCGCGTCCGTCATGGACTCAAACGCAGACTGTGGCATGTCCGCACCGTTAAAATTCTGGTTAATGCAGTTTTCTGCATGACGCAGGTCATTAACCCAGCGCTTCGCCACTTCACTTTCGCTGTACAACCGGTTCTGCACATTGCCCGTGGAGCCACAGCCGACCGTTGCCACTCCCGCAATGTCACGGTATGGGGTGGCGCGGCAGTCTTCCCATGTGGCAATTTTTACCTGTGCTTCTTCGGATGTACGCAGGGCTTCCGGAGCCAGCGAGATCCCCAGCGCCACAATGACGGCGACGGCGTAGCGCTTAACGGGCAGATTCATCGCCATGCCCGTCATGCTGTAACAGGTCAAGCGCCCGGCGTTCCGCTTCGTGCAGACTCCTGGCCTCAGACTGACTGAGGATCTGTGCAATCAGATCGTTACGGCGTTTTTGCGCCCGTTCAATCCTGCCCCGATGCAGCCAGGCGCGGGCCAGCGAAAGCGCCCCTAACAGCAGCCCCGCCATCGCGATCTTTTCGCTGATGGTCATTACGCCGATACCAGTGACCACCACCGACATAAAAAAAGTGATGTGGTCGTGTATCCGCTGGAATATATTCAGCCCCATAGCTGTACCATCTCCCGTTGTTTCTTTTGCCCCTGATCCGGGAGTTCCACCTCCTGACCAGGATTAAGGAATAACTGCCCACTCAGCCCAGGATTGGCTGCGATCACTTTCTCCGTCATCCCCTGCGTGGTGCCGTAATGACGCCAGCACAGTAAATCCACGGTATCGCCCTGTAGTGCCTTCACTTTCATCAGCAAAGCTCCGCCCAGATACGCTGAGCACCGCGAATATCGGCAATAGCCCAGCGAACGTCGCGCCAGAGGTCTTCCGCCTGCGTGTCCAGCGCATCGGCTTTCCGGTCGCTCTTGTTGGTCGTGTCCACGTCGCGGGCGCTCTCAAGGATAAGGGCGCGTGTGGCGGCATAGACCGCACGGCGGTAGCGGTGAATATTGATGCTCTCGCTGTTGATTTTTCGCGGCGGTATTTCAGGTTCACCATTCGGTTTAATGGTCGGGGCATCCGCCAGTGTGCTGTAACCTTCAGCCAGTTGTTGCTGCTGCCACTCCTGAAGCTCATCGGTAACATGCGCGACAGCTTCGGTGGTGACATACATCAGCCGTGAAGTGGTTGTCCTGCCCGGAATGCGGCTGGCAAGGCGCAGCTCCCGAAGCACAATGTCAGGCCAGAACGCTCCGGCAGTGACTTTCTCTTCACCGTCATCAATATCGGTGGTGTCGTTTTCTGCCGGTTCTACTCTGGGTTTTGCCACCATGCTCATAGGGTGCTCTCCGGAAAAATCAGGCGGTGGGCGATCGGTAAAAAGAACACGGAGAGGGTTCAGATCGCCGGTCGCGCCGCCTGTCGACGGGGGTCGAAGTCGTTAATTATTTTTCGTGCTCTTGCGGGTGGCGCCGGCCTTCCCGGTGGTCGTTTTGCGTGGCGTTCTGCTGGCTTTAGTCTTCGCAGGCTCTTTCTTTTCTGCAGCAACGTCACTTTCGGCGGTAGGGGCCACATCACTACCGGCACCCTGAACCTTTTTAAGTGCACGGGTTAATGCGGCGATCTCACGCTTAACACCGGCGTTCGGGTTGAGGTGCATCGCCTGGCGAAGCAGCTTCAGCGAAGCGCCCTGCGTCTCCGGGTCAGTGGAGGCGCGACGAGCGAAGGCGCTGGCTTTACAAAGTTTGGCAAGCACCTCATCAGGCATGTCACGGTTCGCGACCATCTCCCACAGCGCATCCAGAGGCGCGATGACGCCGGATAAATCCGCGTCCGGGTCAGTGCCTGCCAGCGTCAGGATCGGATTGCAGATCTCTTCTGTCAGCACCGTCGCGGCATCACGCCCGAAATTGTCCGGCAGACTGAGGTTATGGCGTATTACGTACTCGCCGATACGCAGGGCAAGCGCCAGATCGCCACAGTCAACCGCCCATACCATCAGGGTGGTGATCACTTCGTCCTGGCGACCGCTGTCGCCTTCAATCGTGCCGTCAATCCATCCGGCAAAATCTGGCAGAAGTTCTTTTTTAACGTCCGCTTTTGCCGCCCTGGACTGGATCCCGCTTAACCGTGACTGCGCGAGGCGAAGGCGATGCAGGATTTGCTCGTGTGCAGTACGCTCGACCAGGGTTTCTTCACCGGTGTTGAGTCCCGTACGCTGCGCCATGACGCTCTGAAAATGTTTCTGTGCCGGTGTCAGCATCAGTTATGTCCTCCGTTATGACGGGCGCATTGCGTGCGCCCGTGCCGTCAGTTACGCACCGCCACCCTCAGCAGGGGCATCGGCAAACTTAATGCCCTGAATCAGTGCACTTTTGCCGTAGTCTTCCACCACGTAGGCATCGTTCATCGACTGGTAGGTTGCAATACGGTTGTATTCTGGCTCCTCCTTCATCAGGCGGCGCAGAGACCCCTTCTGGAAGTAGATCGACAGGTTGCTGAACGAGGTGATCAGCATGGCGTCTTTCGGGAAGAATGGCGCAAGGAACACCTGCAAACCGCCAATAAAGCGCGAAGAGATAATCAGCTGCCCGGCCATCAGTTCCGTGTTCGGGTTGGTGGTGCTCATCGCGTTAATCAACGGCAGGCGCAAGGTGTTGAACAAATCACGCCCCATCAACACCACCAGATCCGGCGCGTCCTTGTGCCATTCATCCAGCAGAGAAGAACGGGCATCCTGTACCAGCGCATCCGGGTTGCCATACAGCCCCTTGGCGGTGATTTTGTTATCCATGTCGCGGGTGGAAATGGTCACATCTGACATGACTCGGGCCGCTGCATGCTTACGGATTTGCTCCATCCAGCCGGTATTCACATCCTGAAGCAGCGGGTTAGCGGCGAAATCGGAGATCAGCGCATGCGAGGTGCCGTTAAACCCGATCATGATGCGGTCAAGTGCAATCTGTCGTGCAATTTGCTGGCTGACGCGGGCCTGAAAATCAGGGTGAGCACTCCAGGCATCCAGTTGCGAATAGCTGATGAAGGTGTCGTAGTTCACCTGCTCACAGCGATAGCGACGTGCAGCCAGCTCGTGAACACTTGCCGGGTTACGGCGCTTCGCTCCGTCGCTGCTGGAGTTGGTGCGGGCAATCGGCCCGGTGGTATCAACCAGGACTTTATCGCCTTCCTGATCGTCAACGCCGATAACGTTAATCTTTTGCGTCAGTTCGGTGCTTTCTTTGGCGGCATTTTCCAGCCGCTGCTGCACGGACGGATCCACCGAATAGCGTTTAGTCAGGTTGCTGACGGTCACGCCGCTCAGTTGTGCCTGACGTTGCATGTACAGCTCAAGCTGCGTGCGGGTATTCCCGGAAAGTACGATTGTCATTAGTCTGTCTCTCTTCGTTAAATCAGTAATCAACCAGCTGTGCGCCATTACCACCGGTGGCAGCAAAGCGGGACGCCTGGTTACTGTCCTGGGTCTGCAACTGTTCCCGCAGGGTGGTTAATTCACTGGTGAGTTTTTCAACCTTCTGGCTGGCTTCGCTGTTCTTCTGTTCCAGTGAATTGAAACGATCGAGAAGGTCAGAATGAGACTGCGCCACATTTTCAACGGCCTCACGCACCTGGCTGAACTGCTCGCTGTCGGATTTGCGGCCTTTGCCGATGAGGTCCATCACGCGGCTGAGCCACTGCTTACCTTCTTCAGTGCGCTGCTGCGTCAGTTCGATAACCTCTGCCTCCATCGCTTCGGTAAACATCGGTAGCTCGGTTTGCTGGTTATTGAACGCCATGACCTGTGCGCGTTGCTGAGCGGCAAATTTCAGACGGTCAGTGCCCAGGCTTGCCGGGGTGTCCGTCATGGCGAGCCCGACAACATAGGCGTTGCCGTTCAGCGCAAACTGCGGGTGTAGTTCAATGCTGGAATACACCTTTTTGCCTTCATCGGTGAGCTGCTTCATACGTGCCGAAGGCTCGATCTCCGCATAAAGTGCGGTGCGGCCTTTCAACGGGCCATCGGTAATATCTTCGGCGCTGAGTCCGGTAACGTCCCCCATTGCGCTGAAGTCGCTGTTAGGAAGCATTGACAGGTAGTGCTCCACGTTCACACGCGCAGCGTAAACGCTCGGGTCATAACTTTCTGCTGCCGCTTTCAGGTGTTCGCCGCTGATTTCGCGACCGTCAACGGTGGCGCCAGAAACGGCGACGCGAAACTTTTTGCGGGCTGGTTTTGCGGTGCTCGCCATGCTGATTGTCCTGTTACTGGTTGGTTTATGGTCATGATGACAGAGCGCAAGTTACTGTCTCAACGTGCTTTTGTTGTCGCTGAAGGCACAGAACTGAAAGAGGGCGAAAGCGGGATCGCGCGCGCGGTAATCTTCCCGGCATACAAGGGGAGAAGAGATGATTCAGGACGCTTTTGTACGGCTACGCGCAAAACAACTCTACTGGCAGGGCTACCCGCCAGCGGAGATCTCGCGCCTGATGGGTATCAGCCAGAACACAATTTATTCGTGGAAGAAACGCGACGAATGGGACGAAACGCCAGCTATCCAGCGTGTCACGCAATCCATGGATGCTCGTCTTATCCAGCTGACGGACAAGAAAGAGAAGACCGGGGGCGACTTCAAGGAGATTGACCTGCTGACCCGGCAACTGAAAAAGCTGAATGACGGCCAGCCAGCAGAAGCGGCTGGCGGCAAAAAAACACGTAAACGCAAGCTGAAGAACCATTTCACGGATGAGCAGATAACGGCACTGCGGGAAAAGATCCTCGCCTCTCTGTCCTGGCATCAGCGCGGCTGGTATGAGCAACGTCACCACCGTAACCGCATGATCCTGAAGTCGCGTCAGATTGGTGCCACCTGGTATTTCGCCCGTGAAGCGCTGCTTGATGCGCTGCGGGATGATGTGAAATACCCGTATCAGCGTAACCAGATCTTTTTATCGGCTTCCCGGCGTCAGGCACACCAGTTCAGGGGATTCATTCAGAAAGTGGCGGAAGAGGTGGACGTTGAGCTGAAGGGGGGCGACAAAATTGTGTTGTCCAACGGCGCAGAGCTGCACTTTCTCGGTACATCAGCAGCAACCGCGCAGTCATATACCGGCAACCTTAAATTCGATGAATTCTTTTGGGTGAGCAATTTCACCAACCTGCGCAAAGTGGCGGGGGCAATGGCGACACTGAAAGGGCTGACGCGAACCTACTTTTCCACGCCATCAGGCGAAACGCACGAGGCTTACCCGTTCTGGACGGGCGATCGCTGGAACGAAAAGCGCGCCAAATCGAAGCGGCAGGCGTTTGATGTGACCTGGAAGACGCTCAACAGCGGCCTGCTGTGTCCGGATAAAACCTGGCGTCAGATTGTTACCCTGAAAGACGTTATAGAACACGGCTGGGAGTATGCCGACCTTGAAGAGATACAGGACGAGAACAGCGACGATGAATTCCAGAACCTGTACATGTGCGAATTCGTCCGGGATGGTGAGTCGGCGTTCAACCTTAACGCGCTGATCGGTTGTGGGGCTGACGGTTACGACGAATGGCCCGACTGGAAACCTTTCGCCAGCAGACCAATGGGACAGCGCGCGGTCTGGATTGGCTATGACGCCAACGGCAGCAGTGGTAAGGGTGACAGCGGCGGGGTATCCGTCACAGTGCCACCTCTGGTGCCTGGTGGTAAGTTCCGCACGATAGAAACTATCCAGGTACAGGGGCTGGAGTTCGAAGAGCAGGCGAAGGTTATCGAAAACCTGACGTTTAAATATAACGTTCAGCATATTGGCATTGACGTGACCGGTGGTAACGGTGAAGCCGTCTACCAGATAGTGAGAAAGTTCTTCCCCATGGCGGTGCCGTACACCTTTAACCTGGCTTCAAAGCGCGCCCTGGTATTGAAAATGCTCCATATCATTCGCGCCGGTCGCTGGGAATACGATCGCAGTGAGCGGGAACTTGTGACGGCCTTCAATGCCGTGCGAAAGGTTAAGACACCTGGCGGGTTTATCACCTATGACACTGACCGATCCCGTGGCATCAGCCATGGCGATCTTGCCTGGGCGACGATGCTCGCCATTATCAACGAACCGCTGGGACAGGAAAAAGACGGCAGCGGTGGATTCGCGATGGAGTTCTGATGAAAAAGAGTAAAAAGAGTTACAACCGCCAGCCAGCCACATCGCGCGACCTGTCTGACGCACTGAGAAGTGCCCCGTCGCTGAGTGCCTTCAGCTTTGACGGCCCTTACCGGGCGGAGAGCTATGATCTGCTGGATAACATGTACTGCGCCGATAATGGCCGGTACTTTGAAACGCCGGTTGACTGGTACGGACTGGCGCGCGCATCGCGCAAAACGTCATGGCATCAGTCCGCGCTGTACTTTAAACGCAACGTGTTGCTCGGCTGTTTTATCCCCCACAAATTGTTATCGCGTCAGGCATTCTCCGGATTTGCCCTCGACTGGTTTGTTTTCGGTAACACCTATCTTGAGCTGCGCACTAACCGACTTGGTGGACCGCTGGAGCTACGGCATGCCCTGGCGAAATACACGCGCCGGGGTACAGACCTTGATACTTACTGGTACGTGCAGGAAGGGAAGGAAGAGTACACCTTCCGGCGCGGTGATGTGTGCCACATCATGAATCCTGATATCAATCAGGAAATCTACGGCATGCCGGAGTATATCGGCGGGCTGTTGTCTGCCAGCCTGGCACACTCTGCCGATACGTTCCGTAAGCTGTACTATGACAATGGCTCTCATGCGGGCTGCATCATCTACATCAGCTCAGCGCAGGCCAATGATAAGAGCGTCGAGGTGGTAAAGAAAACGCTGTCAGAGTCCAGAGGGAAGGGAGCTTTCAAGAATATCCTGCTGCATGCACCAGGTGGCGGCAAAGATGGCGTGCAGATCCTGCCGTTCCAGCAGATCACCGCGAAAGATGAATTCATGAACGTCAAGGCATCTTCCCGTGACGATATCCTTGCCGCTCATCGGGTGCCACCGCAGCTGATGGGGGCCATGCCAGGCGAAAAAGGATCGTTTGGCGACGTGGAGAAAGCCGCACGAGTCTATGCGATTAACGAGCTTATGCCAGTGATGGAGGCCATGAAACACGTCAACGACTGGCTGGGCGAAGAGGTGATCCGGTTTAACCCCTACGCCCTGCTGGAACAGAATTAACCCGCAACGCCTCACCATAAACCACCGCCAGCGCTGACTGTTCCGGCCAGCGCATGGCGAACCGTCCGACACATCATCAAATACTTTAAATATCCCTGCTGCTCTTCCCCCTCGGGAGCAGCGTACTGACGCCTGAACACCGCTCAATACATTGATCACATCAGAGCGCCTCAGCGCCACGCTGACGGGCGTTTTCCCACACCATCAAAACATAACAGCGCACGACTAAACGACGCGCAAAGCAGCGATTACGGCGTTAATCCGTGTATCTAAAGGGGATCCCCTTCCTGCCCCTGTTGCGGGGGCTGTTCCCCCGTCACCTGCGCGCGACAAACGCCCCTTTTTTTGTGCATGCACGGATCCCTGCTCAGACCGCGCCAGCACAGGCCGGAAATGGCATAAATTGATTCAAAAAAATTGTGCAAATTTGTGCACTATTGTGCGGGTAAAAAAGTGACCGTTTATTTGACTACACATTACCTTTCGGGTAATTTTGTCACAGAAAACCACAGAAAGTGGTGAGTATTGAATTAAAGGAGGTTGGTATGAGAAAAATGTTTGATGAGTTTGACGGCTTCTAAGTCGCATTGACCTCTATGAGGCGGGGAATTTAGCCCCGCCTTTTTTATGGATGAAAGAATATGGACCCGACAACACTACAAATCATCAGTAATGCTATCGTTCTGCTTGGCGTCCTGGTCGCTATCGGAACGATTATCTATAACGTCCGTACGGCAAAGAAAACGCAGACCGCTAACTTTCTCTTCGAGAGTCGTCAGGATACGCAGTACATAGAATCGCTGCACGTTCTGAAGCAGGTGCACCGTTCAGGAAAATCTTTTCGCGCTTACGTCTTTCCCTGCGAAGGCAAAGCGATCACCGAAGAGGAAATGACAGAGCGCCGCAAGTTCCAGTACATCCTGAATTTTTACGAAAGGGTTGCCGTAAGTATCCGCGAAGGTATCTATAACGAGCAGATGATCAAACGAACATCATATACCACCGTTATAGAAACATACGATATTGCCGAACCCCTGATCAAAGCTATCAGGGAGCACATCAATTCAGAAACGACCTATCAAGAGTTTGAATGGCTGGTTAAGCGGTGGAAAGCCAAACCGCTTAAGAAGAATAAGTGACTATTGCTATTGAAGAAGCCGCCAGCCAGGCGGCTTTTTACTAGCCTGCATCTACCTCGTTAAGCGCCACCATGATCGCCAGCCTTTCGGCAGATGGTAACGCAGCGAATTTTTCTTTCCAGCGCTTCGCCTTACGCTTAATCCTGTATCGGTCGTTGTAGTCTTTCCCTGCGAACGTATGAGAGTAAGCGCGCCCCTCTTGATAATTCATCCATATTTTCTCCGTTCGAACACCTCCGCGTGTCATGGACTGAAACTCTCGCGAACGCCAACCGGTCAGCGTGTTGTCGTAAAGCTGTGACGGGTAGCCGGATAAAATGACACTCACATTTTCCGGCAGTGACATCAGGCAGCGTAAAAGACGCTCATGGTCAGCAACCGTGTATTCGTTACGGTAACGGGCGGCGCTGGTTCGGGTTTCCAGCAGGTAGGGGGGATCGGCATAAATCAGTACACGACCGGCGCGAGTGAAGTCAAACGTTTCTAGGTAATCTACCGCGTCGCGGTTCACCATATTGATATGCGAAAGCTGGTGTGTGAAAGCGAAGTTTTTAAGCGCTTCCACATCCAGATCAATGCCAATATTGCGTATAGCTGGCGGCTTATGCAACATGATGGCTCCACCGCCCAGGTGGGTTTCAATGTAAGTATCGTGCGGCGGCATTTCGGCGATGATTTTTTGATAAACACCGCTTGCCGCCTTACTTCCCAGATAGCTCATCGCCTTATTACCCTCAAAAAAATTAACCTGCAGCACCACCAAAAATGATGGTGCTCGATAAAATGGCCAGCATGGGCAAAAGCGACCATGCCCCGACAATAGCTACAGTTTTCTCCCCTTAACAACCTCACTTCCATAGGTCCACTTGCCGTCTGGAGAAATCATTGCCCCCGCTGAACTCCCCGTCGCCGGATCCCGGTATAGCGCAAGGCCAACTGGGTGAAGCACTTCGGTATTAATGCGAACAATCAGACCCAGCGCCGACAACTGATTCCAGTCCAGCCACTCACAACCACCGACTTTCTCACGGCCAGCCGGGATGGCTGGCAACGCCAGCACCTGCTGCGCGCCTTCGGATTCCTGTACCGGCGTACAATGGCGATCGTAAAATTCGATAATCTGAAGTGCGATGGCAGCGATCTGCACCATCTCTTCGCGCGCCGTTCCTGATTTATGACCGCCAAATTCGTCATGCAAAATTGCCTGGCTAAACTCGCCCACCTCTTCGCTGAGGATGGTTTGCCAGACGAACGGATGTTGCTCGCGGTCAGCTCCCCACTTTTCATCCTGCCGGTTCATTTCTGCGATGACTGACCCAATAGCTTTAGTGCTTAAATGCTTCATGTTTACCTCTCGTTTTTTCGCTTAACAGCCTTTTTCCAGCGTGTGACCAGGTCACACACCGCCACATATTCGGAAGTTGGTTTATCTTTCTCGCCTGCGTGCCATGCCTTCACTTCACGTAACTGGCCACCCTCAGCCATGAGCATTCCACCGCCGTGGCGAACGCGGGCACCATCTGCGATTGATCGCACGACGTCATCACTGACGAAAATCCGGCAGCTACGCAGCTGCGCGCCAATACTGTCGATCACTTCTTCGGGGATGCCATGCTTCTGCGACGCTTCTTTTTGCTGCGCCTGGCACAATGCGGCACTGGCCTTTTTCTTCTGGTATTCCGCTACTGCGGCGGCGTAGTTATCTGCCCGCTTCTCTGCCTCGATCCGCAGTTGCTCGCGCCAGCGTCTATCTGCCTCTTCTGGCGTCAGGCTCATGTCTTTAGAGGCGACTACTTTGGGCCCCCACGTCAACGCAGTTTCATCACCAACAGACGTGCGCAGGCCGCGCGCGGTACGTTCGAAGGCCTGATCTGAGCTTTCGCGACCAACGTTTTTCAGCCTGCTGGTGATTTCCTGCCGTTGCTGGCGTGAATATCGGCGCAAATCTTCGATATTCAGCGGAAGTTCTGTCTCTTGACTGTTCGGGTGATCGATACCGGCATGCATCGTCGGTTCTGACGGTGTGGTACCAGCTGGCACCGCCACTTTTAACGGTTGTTTTTCGTCCGTTCCGGAGCGTCCCGTACAGTTATTGACAGAACTCCGAGGGGCCGCTGCGCGGCCTTCTAAGGTCAAAATCTCGACCGGCGACGGCTTACGCTTCGGCACAATTTTGTAATCGGTGGTGCGGGTGAAAATTACCGATTCGCTGCCCGTGTACGGGCAATAGACACCCGTAATTTTGGCGACCGTGTCACCATAATCATTACCGTTTTCGGTGTACTCATAGTTAAGGCGAACGCGCAGACAATCGCGCGCGACAAAGGGGCCACCCTGAGCGTTGGTGTATCCCGGCCAGTCTGGCGCATCGGCTGCTGCACGCGCTGCCTCCAGTTCCGGATGTAATACAAGCTCGCGGCTACCTAACCGGCGCAATTCGCGCCAGGTGGTAACGGGGGCACCGCCAATCTGCTGAAACTGGCGGATGTTCCAGCGTGAAGCCCAGGCGCGTACACGTTTCGCCATCTCCCTGACTGGCTGGCCTGACTCAAGATCCACCTCACCATCCATGCCGTAGCCATCGATGTTTTTCGAGATGTATTTCGCGATATAGCCCGTTGCAGACCCAAATTGCTCGTCAATCGGCGTAACGGTAAAACGGTGCTCTGAAGCACCTTTCTCGTTACCGTCCTCTTTCATGGCGTGTTTGCGAAAAATGGCGGTTGCATAATCCACCTCTTCAGGACGCAGGAACAACAACAGATGCCAGTGCGGAGTAGAGTCATGATGTGGTTCAGCTACACGAAAACCAAACGTGCGAATGCCTTCGCGACCCCATTTAGCGCGCACTCTGGCCCAGACTTTACAGAGGTATTTCTGTGTCTGGCGTGGACTGACATCGCGATATTTGTCGTTTCTTCTGCCGGACTTTACATGCGTGGAGTGGTAGCGTGACGGGGCTGTTAGTGTGTAGAACATTCCTACCAGCCCCATTTCGTTAGCCAGATCCTCAAATCCACGCATGCGCACCATCAGTTCATGACGAGCAATCTTCGGATTGGAAACGCTCCCCATTACCTTATCCAGCAATGAGCTGCGTTCGCCGGTGTCCTGATCTTCCAGCTCCATCGCCTGGAGGTATTCAAAGTTCGCCTTTTTCTGGGCTACCCATTCCCTGAAGCAAGGATCAGAGCAATAAGGTGAAACCACCTTGCTGACATAGCCGGTCGCTATCATGAGATGTTCGCGCCAGCAATCATGTATGCGGCGAATTTTGCCCAGCCACCATTTTTCCGAGTGAAGCCTTCCGGCTGCCCGCAAAGCCTCGTCGGCGTCCAGCTCTTCATCGCAATAACGTTGCCAGCCTGGGATTGCGATATTGAGCGTTGTCGCTTTGCTGGCTATGGCTCCGTAGGCATAGAGCGAGGAAAATTCCAGATCAGCTGTTTGTTCATACTGAAAATCAAACTCGCGCATAAACTCGCTTTTCATCAGATTCGCAAGTTTATACGCCAGTCTTTTCAGGCGTTTTTTGTCCGCCCATGGCAACAGGTGAAAGTCATCACGCAGCGGTAAAAGAATTGCAGGAAGCGTACTTTGTGGCAGGTATTGCGCATTTACCGCATCCACGCGACGTAAAACATGGCGTTCGAACGTGCCGAACAACCAGCGCATTACATCTTTTGGCTTGTTACGATCGAGGTTTTCAAGATGCTGGGCGAAGCGCTTGCGGATAAATGCCGGGAGAGTTTGCACCCTGCGGCGGAGGTAGTTAGCACGGCCTTTGCGGTCAAATGCCTCTCGTGCATCAATCTCGCGCGGGCGCATGGGGGCACGATAAACAGCATCAACAAGATCACCATAGGCGAGCGCCTTGCGCTCACCTTTTGGAGTGATGTATTCGATCGCTGACTCTTCAACCCGGGATGGATTAACTGCCTGCCTTTTGGCGTTCCATTCCCATGTCAGTGGGATGGAATCGCTCATTTAGATACCAGCTCACGGGAAACACCGTCAGCAGCCGTAAGGCGGTAATTATAAACCCGCCATGCTGCATGCTCAGTTATGTCGAATTTTTCTGCGATCTCGGCAAACGTCAGTCTCGCTCCATGTTCGTCATCCCGTAATTCCCTGATTAGCTGTACATCAGCATCTGAAATACGAGTGCTGTGATGCGCATCCCCACATTTAAAAAAACTGATTTTCATACGCAGTGCTTTTTGGATCACATCTCCACGCTTCCGGTGAAGAGACTCAGCCACCTGTTCAACCGTCATTGTTTTACAGTTCTGCCGTATGAAATGTTCTTCTTCCAAAGTGAATGGTCGCTGCTTTGCCAGGAGACCTGGATTGCTCTTCCTGAGTGTTGTAATACGACGCTCAACACCACCAAGAGGCCTTCCTATCTGGCGTGCAACTTCAGCTGCACTAAATTCTGCATATAGCAAAATAAGCATTTGGTCTTCTTCCGGAGTCCATGCCCGAACATGCTTTGGTGCTTTTCTTGGTGTTCCCCTTCGTTTCAGATACATCGCACGGCCCCTAAATTGTCACGGTGTCGCCGGTCTTAACCTGACGAGCATCTTTTTCGGTATTGCAGATAACGGTTGTCTGGCTGTACCCACCCCAGCTCGACACCTCAACTTCGACGAGCCAGAAATCACGGTATGGACGAACGTCGAGTACGCGTGTCACAACTGCATCAACTGTGTTCATCGGGTGCGACCTTTCGAATCTCTTCGATTGAATCAAGCAGCAGTCGACGGCGGGTATGTTCGGCAAAGTGGCGTTTGCCGGTGTCTTTCCGGTAGCACTCAGTTTTGCCGACTACCCACATGGATTCCGTCTGGTGCAACTTCTTGCGCTGCGGGCCATCTTTGGTAATAACGATCCCGGTATGAGTTTTTTTGATGGTCATCAGAAAGGCTCCTGTGTTTCACCGCCCTTGGCAGGGTCGAAGCCTAAAAACATCTCGCCATAAGTTGCATTCCCCATTACCGGCCCACAATCCTGGCACCAGCCACCGCCAGCACGGCCGCAGCCATCACACACCCGAAGAACGCCAATCACTTCGCCAGCCATATCGCGGCTTTTGGCGCTCACAGAGCGGCGGACACTCAGGGAGTGAAGGTTGAAGGCAGAATAAATTTCGCGAGTTTCAGGCGTGTCGCTGTTAGATATCACCGCGCGATGGCCGAACTGGCGATGAGCATTGAGCAGGTTTGTAACCAAGGAGCGATGATCGTCCAGGGTAAATGGCTTGCCGTAGGCGGTGAAATTGGCGGTTTCGCTGGCAGGGATGTACGGCGGGTCGCAATAAATGACAGCGTCATAGCTGGCGTATACGACAGCGCGGATTGAAAGGCGAAAGTCGCTATGCATGAAAATGGCTTTCGTGTCGTTGGCCTTTTCAGCAAACAGACGTATTTCCGCTTCAGGAAAGTAAGGCTCGGCATGCTTACCGAATGGAACGTTGAATTCGCCTTTCAGATTGGCGCGATAGAGCCCGTTGTACCCGTGGCGATTCAGATACAGGAATAGCGCGGCATACAGCAAGGCAGGATCCGCTTTTGTGGTATCACTCCACTGCATGGAGTTAAATAATTTTCTCCGCTCGTAATACCTCTCCCTGGTGTTATCGCCGTGAAACATCGATCTCGCGATGTTAATCAGGCGCTCGGTATCAGCGGTTAACACGCGAAAGAAATTAATTAGTGCGCGGTTACTGTCGCAGAGAATGTAACTACGATAATTGGTATTTAGAAAAACGGTTCCGCTGCCAACGAATGGCTCTATCAGGCAATCAGCTTTCGGCAAATGCTTCAGCAGTTGCGGCATAATGCGAGTTTTACCGCCCGCCCATTTGATTGGTGATCTGATCATTATCTTGCCCTCACAACGATTCGAGGTGTGGGGAGGTCAGGCGTTGCCAGATCTCGCAAACCTGCTCGGCGCGATAAACAGCATCAGTCAGCATGTAAGTCGCAGTAGAACGGCGAGGATGTGGGACGTACCCGGTAACGCCAGCGATATGAATCAACGTTGAAAGATTACGGACTTCGAATGGCGGTAAGAAGGGTTCCAAATCATACCGGGAAACGGCATGCGCCAGCGCTGCAACACTAAGCGAATCACCAGCAGACCAGCAAAAGAGCTTCTCGTGCTTTGAGGCTGTTGATGTGATAAAACGACATGCTCCTGCAACGGCATCGATCGCACTGCATGTTGCGTTAATGACCTCAGCCCGTTGTGCAGAATCCCCTTTCATTAGCTGCAATACCGCGTCTGGATAAATACCGCCTACCGTTCTGATATCAACAGCGCGATAGTATCCTGGGCCAATCTTCCCGGTGGACGGCTCAAAAAAAACACACTCGATGGCAAAAATGGGGGAGTCGGGTGATTTCCCCAATACGCGAATATCTAACATGATGTTGTTCATAAGTTTTTATCCTCATTGATGATTAATTCGCGGTTGCTGATCCACCGCTCGACTGATGAATAAATATCTTCCGGGGGGAGGCCTTCCTCTTTCAGCGTCCCGATATAAATACGCAGCAGACCCAGCAGGTGAGCGCGCTCGTGTTTCCGTGCTTTGGTGCTTATTTCCATAAACTCTGGATCACTTATTCCGCTATCCAGCTTTATTGACTTAACCGACATGTGACCTCCTGAAAAAGGCAAGGCGAATCTCCGGCAAAATGAATGCCGCTATTTTTAATGCTGGTTAATTAATGGTGCTGGCGTTTTCTGATGCGATTAAATAATCGCTCATGCCAGTAATACATGAAGTCTATGAATGTCATACGTGAGCGCTGATGCTGATTAGCGTCACGTACAATCTTCTCAAGTCCGTAAATAATAATGTCGATAGTGGATGCGTTGGGAGTAACATAAATACGTGAGCCGTTCTTTAACTGAACACAAAAACCATGCTCCTGCGCATTTGAAATTGCTTCACGAATAAGCATTTCTTTTTCCCATGACGTTCTTTCTTCGCTAAACATCTTGCCTCCCTTACGCAACCTCTATTACGGCTGGCGATGGCATCTCACCATTCATGATGGCGTTGATGAAAGGGCGAAGCTCATTGAGGGTTTCATCATCATTTACGCAGAAAGCGGCACCGTAAAGATGCTGAACGCCACTCGCCAGTACGCCATAATGGGACTCTCGCCCCTGCGGGTTGTTTTCCAGATTAAAATAATAGTCCTCAAGCATTTTATTAAACTGCTCAGCGTAAAAGCGTTTCATTTTTCTTGCTCCGTAATTTACGTTTTCTTTTAACCTGAACCCTACGGCAATGATCGCGAATAACAGCTTGTGCGGAAATCAAAAACAGTATTGAAAATGTCATCAGCCATATGGTGAGAATGATTTTATCGAATGTCGATAAGTCTTCCATTTGCTACCAACCTGTCAATTGTGCGTTCGGCTTCTGCTAATGCGAAATCACGACCATAGTAATTATCCGTTTCTGTCTTATCGTCACGCTTGTTTATCAAATAAGTCTGACGAGCGTTAAAAATATTACGCGGTGTTTTGCGGATGGTGAAGCCGCGATAAGCAAAAGTATTTTTGCTTATCTGCACTGCGGCGTGAATATTTCCAGCGTGTGATCCGTGTTGTGAATATTGTTTACGCATTACTTAATTACTCCTTACGCGCGGCTTTGCAGAGTCGATCGGCTATTACGCTTTAACACATTGTGTTTGTTCCCGGTGGTGCGTCGATAAGTGGCCTTGTCGCGCATCAGTCTGTCGATGTAATGCCTTTCTTCCGGAGTGACCAGAGCACGGCAGTGTGCAACGGCTTCCCAATATTCTTGCAACATGATGAAGCGCTTTGGTCGTTTTGAGCCTGGCATGCCTTCGCGGTGAACTGGAAGCTGTGCGCGGTCCATCAGATTGCGAACAGATTTGAGCGTGCGACCGGTGAGGTAGGCAAATTCGGCAGGGGTAACGAAGATCTGCGCTTGCAGTTCTTCAGTGTTCATATCACGAATGCCGTCAGCCTGCATTTGAGACATCTTGCAGGTACGCGCCACTCTTGCGCTGTCTAACGGGAACTGCCGTGAATGTTGAGATCCCGCGTTTAATTCGATTTCTCGTGATTCTGTCATTTGTTAGACTCCTTGATTGGCCTCCGTAGAGGCTTGTTGAGTCGGTTTGTTGCTATGCAGCAAACCTCGAATAAATGCGATTATCTGGAGATCTCAAGGTTATGTCAACTGATCAAGGTGAGAAGTTGCGGCTGATTCGTTTCTCAGAACAGCTAAATAAGCAGCAATTTGTTGATTTGGTAGGAATTAACTACACAACATATTTGGGGTATGAGAGTGGTAAATCGCGAATGACGCTAGATTCAGCCATCAAAATATTTGGGCATCCCAGGTTCCACAAGTATCAGGAGTGGTTTTTATATGACCGCACTGAACCGAGCCGAGGCCAGATAGCACCGGCTCTCGCACACAATGGGCCTGGAGAAACTCAATCAGACCACTCCGGGAAACAGATTGGCTAACAATCTATAAACATTACATTTTCACTATTTGTTACCAGGATAGTGATCTGACTGTTGGAGGGATTTCTTATGTCCGTTAAGAAACTCGAAGATGGTCGCTATGAAGTGGATGTAAGACCTCGGGGGCGCGACGGAAAGCGCATCCGTAGGAAGTTTGAACGCAAAGCCGATGCACATGCTTTTGAGCGAAGCATCATTGCGAAGTACCAGAATCATGAATACCTGAACCGGCCAGCAGATAAACGACGCTTAAGCGAATTTATAGCGCTTTGGTGGCAACTTATCGGACGCAACAAGAGTTATGCAAATCGCCGTCTCAGTGCCGTTAACTGCATATGCACCGACATGGGGGATCCAATGATTTACCAGATTGATGCGAGAAGTCTAATTGATTACCGGGCCTATCGACTTGAGCAGGGGATCAAGGCATCCACTATCAACCATGATCTGTTTGCCCTCAGTGGCATATTCAAATCAATGGCAGAGATTGACGAGTTTCACGGAGAAAATCCGGTAAGCGCTATCAAGGCTCTAAAAGAGCCGAAAACCGAAATGACCTATCTGACACAAGAAGAAGTTGAGTGTTTGCTGGGGATGACTGCGGGCGATTACTACCGTATAGCCGTTTTACTTCTGGCTACCGGTGCACGTTGGGGGGAGGCTTATCAGCTCAAGGCCGAAAACATAGTCGGGAACCGGGTAATGTTCACCCTCACAAAAAATGGCGAGCGGCGCGTTGTTCCGGTCTCAGATGAGGTTGTCAACATTGTCAAAAACTGCAAATCCGGGCGTTTGTTCCGCGTTAGTTACAAAACATTCCGGCTACGGATGAAGGCTGCAAAACCTAATTTGCCAGACGGGCAGGCGGCGCACGCCTTGAGGCATACCTTTGCAACACATTTCATGATGAAGGGTGGCAATATCATCGCACTGCAAAGAATTCTTGGGCATGCTGATATTTCACAGACTATGGTTTACGCACATTTTGCGCCTGACTATTTGCTTGATGCGGTGAACTATAATCCTCTCAGTGAAATGTCCACATTGCGTCCACACTCTGGAGGCAATATGGGGGTTTTGAAGGTCAGTTGA